GTGACAAAGACTCACTGGAGATACATGACAAGTTGCTTACTCATGATTTCAAGATCTCGAATCTTCAAGGAGTCGTAGATCTACACAGAGATAAGTTAGATTCCATAGATAAGCAGCTTGCTATCGTGAATAGAGAACTTGTCAAGTTGAATCTTAGTGTAGAGCATCTGTCTGTCGCGCTCAAGGAACAGAACGAGATAATGAGGGAATCATTGAAGGAGCGTAAATGATACTTATACAGCATAGCAAGGAATTTCCAAATCTTGGTAAGCTGTATGTCAATGAGAGGTTCCAATGCTATACGTTGGATCCTCTTATTCTTAGAGCAGGTACTTATAGATTAGAGATGACTTACTCACCGAAATTTAAGAGAGATTTGCCGCTAATCACAGGAGCAATGATAGGTCCAGAGAGAGGATTCCGTATACATGCTGGGAACTCACTGAAGGATTCTCAAGGATGTATCTTGGTAGGTGATACTTTCCAAGTAGATTCTGCAGGGAATGTCAAATTGCTCAACAGTAAGAAAGCATTAGAGGCACTATTGAAGGAGGACTTATGCCAGATGTGCATATACTAAATTGGTCTAATACATGCAATTACGAGAAAGTAAATGGACTGTATGTCCTGAAGAACAAAGTATGGATTGACTTTACGTTCTTTGATGAAGTACACAGAATATCTGTAGATAAAGGAGCGATGACTGATGGTCTATCTGTTCCCAAGATCTTCCGTTGGTACTTGCCTGATTGGAATGATGAGAATCCGCTGTACAATATTGCGGGAATCTGCCATGACGGTGCGTACGGCAGTGAGAAATTGAGTAAGAATCTTGCTGATGAGTTGTTCTATCAGGGACTAATGAAAGCAGGAATCTCACCGAGAAAGGCGTCTGTTGCCAAGTGGGCAGTTGAGCATCTTGCTGGACTTCACTATGGCAGAAAGAATGATGACTTCGGTATTGCCGAATATGTAACTATAGATTAGATACGAGAAAGACCCCTGAGAGGCAAATCCTCAACAGGGGTCTTCTTAATTTGAAGTGAATGTATTAGAAATCTTACTGCATCTGAATTACTTGCTGATTCTGCGGAACAGGATCCAACGGAGACGGGAATACGCCAGTCTTTGCGAACTTCAGCCATTCGTGCCACTTCAACTTACCACCATTTGACTTATATGCAGCGAACGGTTCCTTATACTTTGTAAGACCTCCACCACGGCGAGACTTACGCTTTGGCTGAACAGGTTCAAATGATCCCGTTACAGTTCCGACATTTGCTGTAACTTCTGTATTTCCCGGGAGCATCATATTGAGGAATGCGTCAATCTTTACGAGATTCTCAATCGGTTGCTTCTCAAATGTTGCTGCGAACAGACGAGCCTTTGCCTTAAGCTGGTCAATGTAAGCGGATACTTCGTTAGTTGTTGTCATCATAGACTTTGTCTCCTTAAGTGATTTGTTGTGCGAGCCTTTGAATTTACCGGCTGCAATAGTTTGTCTAATAGTTACCTTAGAAAGTTCAGATAATTTCTTTCTGCCTTCTTCTGATACATTGTGCTTGTGGCGCATCTTTGCGCATCTAGCTTCTCGTTCTTCAGGCGTCATATTCGCCCAAATATTCTTCATACTTGCTGTGGCCTTTCTTGACTTCCTTGCCATAGACTCTTCAGTATAAGTTGGTGGTGCCTTCACCAACCCTTTCATGAAGCGAGAGATAGCCTCTTTCTGTTCAGTAGTTAATGTCCATCCGCCTCGTCCCATTGATTACCTACTTGTTGACTGCATTAATGATGAATGAAGATTGAATAAAGGTTATCACCTGTCTTAATCTGAATTGCTGCTGTACCTTTAGCAACAATAAGTTCAAGCAACTTAGAACGATTCTCTTTCAATTTGGAACTGATGTAATCAAGTTCAGATTTCGGAAAGTCATGTTCTCCAGAGATCTTAATCATGAATGGACAAGAACTATCATTCTGCTTGATGTTAAAGTCACTGTCAAGATCAGCAATAATTGCATCCCAACGTTCGCCTCTTTCTGCACGAGTATTCATGTTCGGGGTCTTGAAAGTCTTGCGTTTCTTCATAGTTATTATCTCCAGTTAGTTATTTGATTTGTTACGTAGATAATTTAACAATTTTTGCAGTAGTTGGCAACCCCAATTTGCTGAAATATTTCAGTAATATTACACTTTCTATCGTCATCTGCTGATATACTTGACAATTATACAGTACGTAGGAAATAAATGATTCTAAGACGAATATTGCACAAATAGTGTAATAAACTGACGTAATTTGCCTTAATTTACATCCCATTTCTGCGCTGCCTGCCAGATTCGGAACTGCTTCTGATCTTTCTCATAGTCAGCAATAGATTTCTGTACATCAGGATCCTTAGCTAATCTGGCATCCATTTCAATCAATTCTTGACGATGCTCATTGAAATACTCAATAAAGTTGTCAAGACTCCTAAATTCAAGAACAGCGTAAATGTCTTTCGTTCCTGTATGTCTTCGTAGTTCGTCGAGAGTAGGATCAGGTTCAGTATTCTTGCATTTAAATGCTCCACAAGGAGTCATGGTTGCAGGATCTAAGACACGGAATGCCTTAAATTGCATTCCTTCAAGAATATCGCCGTATGTAAATTTAAATGCTAACATATGTATACCCTATGTCCGTCTACCATCTTCCAGCGCTTTCCTTTCATTGCTCTTGATATTGCATCTCTTTGGCTCTGAGGCATGTGCCATCCAGATGGGTATTGCTTTCTTGTATTGTCTCGAGAACAGTTACTGATAGAGACTCTCATGTTACGAATTGACTGAGGGTTCCAGCCGTGTTCAGAATAGTATGTATGAACTGCATCAGCGATACTTTGCTTTGTGTATTGCCGATCTGTCTGAAATTTCGCTGTAACAGCCTTCAATGAAGTGGTCATTGATGGTGGGATTGGTTCATCGCCTGTAAATTCATCAAGATATTCTTCCACAGAAGTGTAATCAATAGTCTTAGTATATAATGTATTCCTTCTTGACATATAGTTCCTCATGATAAAGATAAGAAATGCGGCCATTGATGTTATCGCCGGCCGCAAGGCTGAACCTCAGGAGATATAATTATGCTGAATTTGATGGTTGGATAGTTGGAGAAACTACTTAAAGGAAACACATGAAACAGGAAACCAACTACCCAACTATCAAATTCGTAGAAGTGAGTGGACCAGGAGAAAATGGCAAATTCCTAATCCACTCACTGTTGATTAAGCAATACGGAGGTTAATTCTCTTCAGGAGCAACACCGTCCCACTTGACACGGTTATTGCAGAATTTATCTTCTGGCTTCTCCTTCTTACGTTCGAGCCAGACATTCCAATTCAATGTGCCATTCTCGAACTTGCGAGACAATTTGTTAGCAAGTTCTGTTGCGAATTCTTCATCAGAATTGGTATCTTCATCTTCTGAAATCTTCTTTGTCAACTTCTTCAAGTCTTCATTTGTCATTCCACCCTTAAGTGCGAGATAGAACAACTTCTGAACTGTATCCTTGAGGTAATCACCAGTTGGGAGGAATACTGACGTGAGCAAGCTATTTGCAGAGAGGGTAACCTTGATAGAAGTCTTACCGCTTTGTCCCTTGTGCTTCTCTAACTTAACAACCTTAGCAAGACCTTCATATTCAGCAAGCTTTGGTTTAGATACTCCGAACTGTTCGGCGTTAGTCATGATTTCATCAAATGTTGTCTTAATTGGCATATTCTTTATTCCTTTGGTCGGGTTAAATGATTTAAGCGTTAAGGTAACCACCCGTTCAATTACCAACGATAACAATATAACAAATTATTTATACTTTGGCAATATTCGCAACAGAAATTTATTCTCTTGTTTACTTACGATGCATTTGCTGAAGCGCAGCGTTCATGCAGTCGTCAATGTCACGTTCGAGATATCCGTCACGGCGTGCCTGTAGTATTACTTCACGTAGCATAGTATCGTTATGTGTCTTTATGCACCAGTTAATTGTCTTTCGCAAATTTAGAATGATGATCATTGTTCGTTTCTCCTGTATAATGTCTCAAGTCCTATCATACGCTGAAGTACATGCTTCATTGAAAGTGTCATGTACTTCTCGTATTGGTTGTATGTGGCAATCTTATCAGTAAGGTTCATTCTCGAGAAGTTGAATAGAAATTTCTTATCGTTCATTTGTAACTCCTTCAGGGTAATAGATGAACTTGCGGAAATGTCCATCAGGTTCAATTAGCATTGGTACTTTAATTTCTTTGCCTTCATCAATCATCTTTGCCAGTTCTGCAATAAGATAGATGACAGGCTTAGATTCGTCCTTTACATCAATGTTATTCAGATCTCCACCGTTGTCCTTAATCACATTAGCAAGAATGCTGCAAAGACGCATTTGATTCTCGCCGCTGTAATACTTTGGTGACCATCTCTCAACAGCACGGTATTCATTCAAGAAATGTTCAATGACGAACCAAAGTTCTACGCCGTTCTTTGTTGTTCTCTTGTCAACTACGATAGAATGAATCAGCGAAGTTCCTGTAAATCTGTAGTTAGTTGGCAAATCTGGGTGGAACGAACTAATTGGTTTAAGAAAGTTTGTTAAGTCCATTATTCCTCCTCGCTCCAAGACATATCATTATCATTGATTTCTTCATGCGTACCAGCTGTATGCAAATCCTCAAGTCGTTCGTTATTCTGTGCTGTCAAAGAACGAATGTATCTAAGTACAGGTTTCTGCTTTGAAGGATTGGACTCAACAAGTCCTCTCGCTTTACTCTTTGTCATGCCTTGCTTTGTGAAGTGAGTAATAACATCGTTGATTCTTGTGCTGATACCAAGAGAATTGATGATTGCCTTTCGTGCAGGCGTATCAATGAACTGAACCCAGCTAGCAGTAATTTCTTCAATAGATACGAAGTCCGATGCGCTTTCTGACTTAACAAAGTAACTATCAAAGAAGTCATCATAGAAGGTCTCATCGTCAGTAGCAATATCCATAGTATTCTGAGCAATGTTAGATGCATCAACAGTAGCGCCATCTTTGCAGAGCTTATCATAAGCAATCTTACATTCATACAAGAATTCCGGAAGCGACTGTCTCAATCGTTCTTCGAGAGTAGAGTCACCATGAACGATTGCAGTACCGTTACTGAATCTCTTGATGTTACCATTCTCATCCTTAGTAGTAATTTCTGCCTTGGCTTTATCATTCATCTTCCACTTGAGAAGTATGATACGAGAGATTTCATGCAATGCAGAAGTATCAATGTTAGGAGCAATATTTGAACCGATGATAATCTTGATGTTCGGTCTATAGTTGAATGATCTCAATCCTTTACCTTCAACCGAGATTGTATCAGAACCGGTAAGAGAGTGTAAAGTTGAAGTCTTGATGAAGTTAGCGTTCTTACAGTCACCCCAGATCATCAATCGCTTATCATAATATGCATAGGCGTCAAATCGTCCACCAATTGAGTTATCTGTCTTTGTTATAGAATATACAAGATCCTGACGAATCAACGGAGTAAATACTGCATTCAAGAAAGTTGATTTACCACTGTGTCCATGCGGGTCATAAAGATACATGATCTGACGACCTTTATTCTTGTCATCAAATACTCCATAGATCCATGCCTTAAGTACATCAATTTCATCTTCTGTTAATCTGTTACGGAGCCATTGAGTAATGTATGAGACACTTTCAGGCTTGACCATCTCAATGCTGTTCAACTTATGGAACGAATACTCTTCCTTAGACAGTGAGTATGGCTTAATGTCTGTTGTGTCAACAGTGTTAGAAGAATCCTTCAAAGCAAAGATATTATCTGTAAGTGCTTCATAGATGTCAATCAATTTGCCATTTGCTGAGAGAACAATCTTACCATCTTCGCATACATCATGCTTGATCTTGTCCTCAGTTACTACCGAGAAATTTCTGCCATAAGCACCAACTCTATCTGCTTGCTTACGAAGAATAATCGGAAAGAACGCCTTCAATTCCTTATGCATTTCATTCAATGTCTTAGCATTTAGCAAAGTTCCTAGTTGTTCATTTGTTGAGTAAGTCATATAGTCATCACCATAGAACATGTGAGACTTAATCAACTTGATGAGATTTGGTACAAGATGTGGAAGATTTGACTGCAACCAAAGGTCATTCAACTTACCAATAGCAGTCTGTTCAATCTTCCAGATAATATTTGTCTCAGGATTACGAAGGAATACTGAATTATCCTTGTCATCTTTACTGAATAGAAAGTATTGCTGAATCTTCTTATCAATTTCATTCAGCTTTGTAGTGTCTCGGAATTTATCAGTCTTAAGTGATAGACTTGCTTTGTTCGGACCTTCTTCGAAATTTGATTGAGTGGTCTCGATAGGAAGTACTTCAATAGTACCATTCTTTGTATTGTCAAATTGGCTTAAATCAATAGCCATCGGATTCTCCCAAATAAAGAAATGCAGTGAGCTGTCGGAGATCCTAGTAGAGACAGTCACTGCGTAAATGTAAACTTAACGTGTATTTCCAGGATCTCGTGTAATATTTATAACTTTACATTTCTGTAAACTTCATAAATACTGCTAATTTGTTCAATTAACGAAATAAATTTAACAATTAGTTTGCCGTTCGTTGGGCTCGCAAAGTTAATTCTTTCTCAGGGTCAGTGCTAAATAAAGGTCAAATTTGATACTCCTGTTCCTCCTGTTCCTCATGTGTTCCTCGGACCCAGGAACAGGTAAATCGTCAAATTTGACGTAATTTGCATCAATTTATGCAGTTTAGTGACAATTTCTGACTCTGTTCCTCTGTTCCTCCTATTTCCTAACTTCGGTTTAATTAGTCTAATTTAACTGGTCAAATAATTTATGGACTACTTAAGTTAGCAATAGGAATAACTGAGGAACAGAGGAACAGAGACAATTTCTGACAATAAATTAGTGAAATTACCTCAAATTACGTCAATTTAGCCCAAATTTGTGTTCCTCAGTCAAAGGAACAGAGAAGGAACACGAGGAACAGAGTGAGTAATAAATAACTGTAGAAAGGAGTAATCAATATGACAGACACTCAGATTGAGATAAGAGAGATTAAAGCAACGCTTAAAGCAATGCAAGAAGACATTAAGCGGCTTGAACAGCAACAGCAACCCTTTCCCTTTGGTACATGGAAAGAATATCCACCTACACAGGGAGCTCCACAAGCATACACTGACCAAATGACACCTAGTTACCACTGTACGTATGAACATCCGTAAATTTCTGATACATAGAAATGACGTTCGCTATCCTAATGATGCGATTACGTTCTTTAATGACAAGCCTGAGATTGGTATGATTGCCAAGTTCAGAGATGTACTGACATTCGCTAAGCAGTACAAGTATGATGTAATTGAGATTATGCAGGCTAGACGTCATCTCATGTACAAGATAAATGACGCCGTGCAGTATCCAACGAATCTGATTATACATGCTTTGCATCAGTCAGAAGAGAACATGGCTGACCAATGGAATACCTGTTACCCAGAACAGAAGGATCTATTGCTGAAAGTAGAACAGTCTATGCTGGCAAAGTATCCTGAAATGCAGTCAGTTACAAGATGGTTCAACACGCATAAAGTGATATTTCCTCACAATATCTGTGTAATTTCCGTTCCATTCTTTGAAATGTATGTAAATTGGCTAGAATCTGTCTTGGAAATAAGTGAGATTCCCGGGAAAGATAAGATGTCTGACTTAATTGCAGAACGACTATGGACTATCTGGTGTATTTACCAACAGAATAAAGGAGCACAGCTCATATCTGCTAACACGAAATGCTATGACAAGGAGACTGGCAAAGTAATCTCAACTACTGACGGTCTGTGATATATCTACTTATTTACATATAGAAGGAGTAAATATGACCAAATTAGAAATTAAAGAAGTTAAGACAAAGAATGGTAAAGATGCAGTACAGTTCATCATTTACATTGATAATAGAGCTGCCTCAATAGTTATTGAAAGATCGGTAATTGAATCTATGGATGCAATGACATTCTGTAATGAAATATTGAAACCGAAATTCAGTCTGGCTGCTAAACTTTACTCAAATAAGTAAAGGAGGATAATATGGCAGCAAAGAAAGAAAGCAAAGTAATAGAACAGAAGATTGACTACAAAGACAGTTCATTGCATCAAGATTTCGCTGAAGTCAAGGTATTGCTCAGCATTCTGATTCGTGACCTTGATACTGTAACAAAGTTGATGAAGATTCGTTCAGGAGTTGACGTATGACATTACTAGAGTGGACAAAGGATCTGCTCAAAGGTGGCGTTGAACTGTTCGCTGATGAGAAAGAGATCCAAAGTAAGAATGGTGCAGTACTTAATAGAGACTGTCGTAAGTTGAGAGAAGTATCATTGGGAGTAATTTCAACTTCCAATGCTGAAGAATGGTATAGAATTTGCCGTCTTAATTGTCCAGCAGGAACAGTTATTGAACCGTACATTCCTAGTGTATGGGAAGATCTCTACAATGATACGACTGCCTTGGTACGAAATGCACTGACTAAGTCGCTCGTTGATGAACGTTCTGCAAAGTCAGCAAGTACTCTATTGAGTATTCTATCAAGACGTGACAAGGAACATTGGTCTGAAGATAAAGGTAAAGTAACTGCAACTGTATCTGATAAAGAAGGCAAGACAATTAACTTATCATATCAGGTTATATAATGAATTACAGACTTTGGGAAGATAAAGGCCACCCAGTAATTGCCAGATGGCAGAATGACTTCATCTTTAATAGGTACAATGATGATCTTGCTATAGCATGTACTGGCGTTGGTTGTGGTAAGACTTGTTCACTTGCTATATGGATCGTGCATCAATGCATGGATAAGCCAGGAATTAAAGGACTTATCGTAGCACAGTCATTTGGTGCATTAGAGAAAGTACTTGTGCCTGAGATCGTTGCGTTCTGTTCATATCTTGGTATCAATCCTTATGTAAAGGATAGAGGCAAAGAGATTAAGTTCAATAATGGTTCTGTGTTATACGGATTCAGTGCCGAGAACCCTAATGCAGTGCTTGGTATGTCAGAAGTTGCATTGCTAGCAATCGACGAGGCCGCCTATTGTAACGAAGACATATACAACTACTGTTGTGACCGTATGCGTGGTTCTAAATACAAGCCAATGGTCAGACTTATCTCATCACCTTCTGTGCTTGGTAGAGTCGAGAACTGGTTCAGCAGATTGTGTAAGAAGTATCCAAATAATGTTGTACATGCTACTGTATTGGATAGTGTCGACTTGGTCGGTCCTCAATTCCTACAGAAGTTAAAGGATCGTTACGGCGAAGGAACGAACATTTACAGACAGCAAGTACTTGGTGAGATCTTTGATACAGACATTGCTTCACAGATCATATTCCGAAGCGAGTTCCCTACATTCAAGCGAGACGACAATTCTGGTCTATACTTCCTTGGATATGACGCTGCTGGACTTGGTGCTGACTTCAATGAGATCGTCATAGTTGACAAGTGTGGAATGGTTGACTACAAGGAGATGCGTGAAGCAGATACATTCCAGATAGTTGACGCAATCAGTACATATCATGGTAAGTTCAACATTCAGAATATGTTCGCTGATGGTACTGGCGGATATTCCAAAGGACCATGCGATGTAGCGAAAGACAAAGGACTTGACATTACTGGCATTAACTTTGCTCAGAAAGCATTTGACTTCAATACATATCCAAATGCTAGAACAGAAATGTATCTTGAACTGGCAAAGGCAGTAAAGCAAGGATTCTGGGTAAATGACATCGTTAAGGAAGAGATGCTTGCTCAAGCTGTTACGATTAACGGCAGAGGTCTACAAGCATTGGTACCAAAGGAAGATGTCAAGAAAGTATTGGGCCACTCGCCTGACTTGTGTGATGCTGTGGCACTTGCTGTATATGCTATGAATCATACCGATCCTATTCCTGGTAAGATGAGTCAGAAAGAGATGGATAAAGTTGCAGAGGAGTACTTAGCATGGCACGATTATCTGTAAATCAGAAGATGAAGACACGGTTCCGCGGTAGCAAGGAATGGAAAGAATTCCGTGCATACATGCGAGACAAGCAGAAAGTGGATCCGATTACTGGTGCGAAATTGACGAGAATGGCTAACTTGCACCATAAGGATCTTAATGAAGATCATTACACAGACATTTCAGATGAATCTCACTTTGTCTTTCTCAATCAAGCAATGCATAAGACAGTTCACTCATTGTTCATAAAGAGCGATCCGAAGGCTTGGCGAAAGAGAGTACTAGCATTGATTCGTATCTTGAAGGATATGGAAAGGATTAACAGTGCCAATTGACTGCAGTAAATGTAATGGAAATTGCTGTAGACATGTAGTCGCTATGCTTGACAGAGGCGATGGTACTTGCAAATACTTCAATGAGCAGAATCATTTGTGCAATATCTATGAGAATCGTCCTTTGATATGCAATACAGACAGAATGTATGAAATGTTCTTTAAGGACGTGCCTCGTGAACGATATGATGAACTAAATCGAGAAATGTGTAACTATTTATGTAAAGAAGGAGGAGCTACACAATGATTAGCCCGCGTGAAATAATTAAAGAAGCATGCACAAGAATTAACCTTGTACCACGCCGTCAAGCACCACAAGGCGATGTACTTGAGAGCGGATATCGTCTATTGAAAGGCATAGTCTCTAAGTACAATTACGACAATCTCTTGGCATGGACGCAGAACAGCATAGTAGTTCAGAATAGTCAGAAGATTCATATCTATGATGAATCTGATACTTTGAGCGAACGACCTGACTATGATAAGATGCAGCACGTACATCTTGTAAATGTAGCAAGAATCAACAGCATCTATCTGCAGACAGAATCAGAAGAACTACATGCTAAGTTGGAATTTGTACCTGCAAGTGACTTTGATAAGTACTCAAGCGGTTCAAGAGTATTTACTTATACTCAGAAGTCAGAAGGCGAATGGCTCATTGAGATTAAGCCGGTAATCAGCAGAATGACTGGATATGAGTTGAAGATTCATTATAATGAAGGCATTGATTTTGACCTTGATACAGAACTGTTCATTCCTGACAATTATGTAGAATTGCTTATTGTTGCTCTTGCTCATAAGCTCGCATTGCAGTTCCCTAGACTGGATGACGCTCAAATGCAGCGATTGGAGAATGAAGTAAGAGTATTGGTAGACAATGTTCGTACGCCTAAGGCTGAAGACAGATTGATTGCTCGTTCAGATTACTTCGGATATGGACACCGATTGACTCAAGCAGAACTTCAAGCAGGTACTTATCTTTAAGGAGGACACATGGCATCTCAATGCAGACTTGTTGAGAACATTGCTGGTTCTATTACTAAGAGCAACCTAGTCAAAGTTGGTCTTGGAGAATCGGTGAACATGTTCCTTGAACGTCAGAACGCCAATGAACATTCTTGTTCTATGGTAATGAGAACTGTCCAAGGCGAAGTAAAGGCAGCAGATATCCCAGGTAAGTGCCGTGGTATGTACCGAGTATCAAGAGGATTGGACAATAAGCCAGTTCTCTATGCTGTGTATGACAACAGCCTTTACTTGATTACAGAAGAACATAGAGTACATCGCATTGCAGAAATTCCATCAGTTGGTACAGAATGCCATATGACAGAAACTGGTGGATATGGAAGTGCTCACCCACATTTGGTAATCGTTGATGGTTCAAATGTATATGCAGTAAATACCGGTCTTTCTGTTGGTGACCAGCAAATGGACTTCAGAACTATCGCATTGCCTAACCGAGTAAATTCCAATACATTGATTCATCCGACTCATGTTGCTTACTTGTATGGTTACTTGATTGTCAATGACGCTGGTACAGACGCATTCTATACTTCATATCAGTATCCATTTGAAATTGAAGATTCAGAGGATCCAGCATTCTATCTTAAGCGTGAACAGTTCATTAACTGGTGGATGAACCTAACAGATGAACAGAAAGAACAGTATAAGAGCGGTGAGTTGAGCAACCCAACCTATCAAGAATTCATTGATGGTACTGCTGATGATACGCCTGAGAAGTATGACGTATTCCGTATTGGTACAGTTGAATACGCAAAGTATGGATTCGTTACTTACTCAGAATGGTGTCCTGACAATACGATTGCCCTCTGCTCTAACGGTTCAAAGCTCTATACATTTGGCGAACGTTCATGGCAAGTATTCTCATATAATGATGACAAGAACAATCCAT